CATCTGTATAAAATTTTTCCATAGTCTTAGTAAATGAATCATCATCGTTAAGGTTTTCTAGCCAATCCTTTAACTCAAGTTTCATTCTTTCAATTCTGTTACGAGCACGATCAACTGCTGCCTGATCTTCATTCATTTCAAACCTAAGCATTGTTCTATCTGCAATATCAAAACGATATCCAAGACCAACTACGTTTTCTACCTTAGCATCAATAGCAGCATGATTAGCAAATGATGTGTCATAGAAGTTGGCTAACTCATACATGTTATATGGAGGAGTAATTACGTCAAATAGTCCGTAACCATTTCTATATACCGTGCCAGGATTAATAGCCTTTGATCCTGCATCTACTCCAGATGGTGTGGAATTAGCAGAATCTAGATATTCATTTGTTGCAAAATTCATTGCTTTTGTAACATTCCTTGCAGTTTTTCTACGGAAATTTTGTTGCAAACCTGTAAAATCTTTTAATGCATCCCAAGTTTTATTAAATGGATCTTGTTGTGAAAATGGATTGCCATCTTTTTCTTGTGTGTTTAATCCAACTCTTACGTATTCTTCACTCATCGCTACCATACTTATCATAGGTTTGTCGTGCTGCTACCCAGGCACCATGATCATTCATGGAAGGAATTAAACCATTCTTCATTCTATCTAGTTGTTCAGAATGCTCTTCCTCGCTAATTCTTGTAAGTCCAGGAACAAACACTGCACTTCCTTCACCATCGTCGCCATAATGAATAGCAACTTTTTTTAATTCTGAAATTTTTGTAATATCACCACGTTCTGCTGGTATGTTTAATATGCTGCCAGAGCCATCTGTAAACCATGAACCATCTGACTTTTTGTACACGTAAAGACCCCAATTGTAGTCTTTTTCTATTACTTTGCGTCGGACATTACCAACTTTTTTAAGAATATCGTTATTCATAACCATCAGTATAGCATATTATAGGGCTGAAGCGGTATTTATTGACCAGGTTATATCCTGATATATTTGCATTTTGTCTGAGTCTAAGGTCAAACCATTATCATCATCAAAGATTATTTTATTAGTTCCTAGGTATGTCTTATATACATCTGATGGATTTACTCCGTATAAGTCTGATGATCCTATGATTAATGCTCTATTCCAAGTAAAATTATCGTTATAGTATGCCCAGTTAAAGTTTGTTGCCCCGTCAGTTTTTACTCTAGCCCAAGGTCTTGTAATTGTTTTTTGTATTTGTTGTAGATTGTTTGCTTGATAATACGCTACGTTATTAAATAATACTGGACCGTTAATATTAATAGAGCCAAGAAATTCGTCAAAATCTAAGGCTGACTCAAAAGATACTCCAAGAACGCCCCATTCTTTAGAAGTAAGAATTGGTTCTCTAACTACAAGACCATTCCAATAATAAATAACGTTGTCAAGAGTAGTATTATTTGATAAATTTTTTGCAAAAACTCTTGCTCTAAGACCAGTATCGCTGTCTGCTACTAAATAAAACTTTATAGTATCTTCTTTATAAACAATTTCAAATAACTCAGTAGGGACTGCTGGAAACTCATCTTCTGAATATCTTAACCATAATTGAACAGCACTAACCAAATAGTCTGAAGCCAAAGCCTGATTTACTGGAAAAGAAATGCCACGACTCTCTAATGACAAGATGTCTCCACGAACTTGTATTCCTGAGTCTTTAGTTAAATATAAATATGGAGTGCTTCCTTTATAAATTGTAAATGGATTCTTAGACTTGTAATCAAAATAAATACCAGACCGTTTATATGGAAATAAATCTACACCAAACCTTGTTCCAATTGGATTAAAAGAGTTATCGTTAAAAGCCTGAGATGCAAATTCTAAATTACGTAATAATACTGGTCTATTAAGAATTCCACGAACATTAAACTCTAAGTGATAAACTACTGCTAAATCGTTAAAGTCAATTGTTTTTGTTGGATATATTAAGGCATTATTAATAACTTCAAACTTTGTTGTCTCCCAATTTGGATATTCATTTATATCAATAATTGAATCACGAAGAACTGGCTGAGTAGTAGTAAAGTTACTATCAATAAGGTTTGCCCCATCTTCAATGTATTGAAATGTTACATAACATTTTATAACAGAATTACTAGTATCATATCTATATGTTTTTACAGCCTGTTGTTCAGCGTCTTCGTAGTTATTCCAACCAGTAAGCAACTGGTTATCAAAATCATAATATGTTCTTTGAACTGGTTGAAAATATGCTTGGTAAACATCTTGATAATTCCAAGATGAAGTAACCTCATCTTCTATTAAAGTTGTTGGTGAGGGAGAGCCTACATTAAACTGTAAAAAATCTAAATCATAAAATTGATTACCAGCATCATTTGTGACGTATTGTCCAAAGTAAGATAGTGGTAAATAATCTTGCCAAGATCCAGAAACGCCTATATCTAAGAAATAAGTTCCATACGATTCTAAGGGTAATAAAGTATAACTTGCAAGGTGTTCAAATAGACCAATTGCATTTTCTTCTTCTGTTACCCCGCTTATAGATAAATCATCAAATGTTGCTATTCCATCAGCATTAAAATAGTCAGATATTAACAAAGTATTTTTGGTTGTACAAAACCCTATAGAATATATTCTTCCTAAAAATGTCCCGCCTAAAGATCCATCTCCTCCAACATAAACCTTTAATGAGTTTCTATTTCCAAAAAATGCAGCAATATTTCCTCCATATGTATCGACTAAAGAATCAATCTTAACACCAACAGAAAATAGTTGATGACTTTCAATTGCTTCAGAAGTGTATATTTCTTCTTCTGTATTGTTATAGTTTAAAACATAAGAGACAGTATCATCAACCTGTTTAATTAAAAAATAGTTATTATTTACATTATTGTATATTTTAAAAAGAACTTGCTCAGAGTCTAAATTGTGATTGCTAAAAACTCCATAAAATGAATCTACTTGGCTATTTAAAAGATTAAAACTGTTAAAATTAAAGTAGCAGGTCTTGGTATTCCAAGAGTTGTTTGGTCTAAATGTAACAAACTTATAATCATTTACTGGACCAGATGCTAAGTCTTGTATTGTTTGATTATTAGTATATAAATTTTCAATTGTTTTATCATCTAAATAAATTGTTGGTAATTGATACTCTGGGGTTCTTAAAACTTTTGTTGTTGTAGATAGATTATCAAAAGATCCTTGTTGCCACTCAGCAAAATCTGGATAAGTGTAGTTTGCTGTATAGTCTGCAAACGGGTAGTCAATAAAAGCAGAAACTCCACCATATGCAGAATTAATTCCTTCTGGAGAAATAACACCCTGACCATAAACCCATCTACGCTTAGCAACATTTAGTGGAACTTGGTATGAGTATATTGCTACACAGTCAATATCTATTGGAGTTATGTCTGTGTATGAATAAAATCCAAGCCAGTCTTGACTCTTGTTAGACTGATCATATTCTTCTGGAAGATCTAAGTTATCTGTTTCTATAATTAATGACGCTACCTCTTCACCATTTAAAATTAAAGTTGCAGCATTTCTAATTAATCTAATTTGAATAAGCATTGGCCTAAACCATTCACCAACAAAGTGAGATGAAAAATTGTTACCAATTACTAAAGTTAAAAATCCATTATCAACATATAGTCCATCATTAGACGCTATGGGACCAAAGATTTTTCTTGAAACACTTGAGTCCGAATTTATTCTTGTCCAAAACTCTACAGTATATTCTTTATGTTGACCAACTTTGTTTAAAAATCCCTTTCCTGGAATAATTAAAGATGGTTCGTCATTTGGGTTTGGGTTAAGGGTAGTTACATTTGAAGCACCATAGACTAATGGAATGCTTGTATTTTTTGCAAGAAGTTTATTATCGGAAACAACGTAGTATGCTAAATCACCAGATATTCCATATGCTGGGGATGCTACAACTTTTTCTGATTCTAAAGCAATGTTTGCTGGCATAGCAATTGGCGTAAGACCAAGTGATTGAACATTAAACTCTTCTGACCATTGACCAACGGTAATTCCATTAACGTAGTATAAATAATCAGATGATGTAGATCCGCCAGAATAAGATGTTATTTTTATTACTGCTCTAAGGTTTGTGTTTTCGCTTTCGATTTCAGATGTTTGAGAAATAAATATCCAAGAGTCTGTGTTGCCCGTTTCAATCTCATAAGTTTTTAATTTTTGAACTATAGATGAAGTTGTTGTATCTGTATATTCAAATCCAATAGCAACAGACTTTACATATTCACTATCAATATAAACATGACTGCCAATG